AAAGGAGCATACTTCTTTCCAGTATCCCCTGTCTCAAAATCCAGATCAGCTAAAGTAAAAGTAGTGGCCCCTGTACGGGTGAGTTTTTGCATAGCAAAATCCTCATGTACAAGAATCATCACATCACTTCGCTGGGTATAACGAACCTCATAAAGATTGCTTGTAGTCCATGGCACACCAGAAGATATTGTCTGATGCAATGTTCCATCAACCCCATAGATATACATCTTGGCGTTAGCCAGAGCAATAATATAAAGCTGAGATTCATTAAAGATAAAAGGAATCAATCTTACTGCTTCAGTTAAGTCCTGAAGATAGACTGTACCTGGTCTTTTCTTAATTCCTCCCTGAACAAGAGGAGAGAAGTTTGTTAGAGTGTCTGCCCCATTAACATACGCTTTCGTATCAGTACGAGAAGCCATTAACGGGTCAAGTTGTCCAGCCGAGAAATTGGTCTGGAAAGTTCTTACCCGTTTCATATTACATCCTGTAATCAGTAATACGTGTCAGATCAACCTTTCTAGTTGTCTGAGCAGAACTATCTACATGCCTTGCCTTTCTAAACTGAAACTCAGCTTTCTCATCGAATAATTGAGCTAAGTCTGGCTGTACTGTTACACCACTTGCCAGCGCAGCAGCCAATCTATATTCAATACCGATCCTGAAATATGGAGGCCATTCAACTACATCTGGCACAAAGATTCCATCAAGAACCACTGTATCAGATGAGCCAGCATCACAGTAAATCATATCGTCATAACGATCATAAGTAATAGGAGCATCACTAACAGTAACAGCTCTTATCATCAATATATCGTTTGGAATTTGGTAGGCAGCATCCCATCGGGAAGATGGAGTTGCTGTTAAACGATTCAATGTTTTCTGTGACATAGCAAATCGCCATGGATATACAGAAAGTTCTGCCTCTACTATCTCATCATAGATAGCATTAAGAACAATGCCCTCGGTTGAATCGTCAGAGAAAGATGTAATTGGAGCAATCCCAATTAAAGCACATGCTTTTTGTGCTACTGCAACCGTACTTGTTGCACCCATAATCTCTCTCCTTAAAGAAGAGGAGAGAGGCTACATGAAGTAACCCCTCCCCACTTTTACTAAGTTCCGTTTACTACAGTTACAGTAGTTGCGCCAGTTGCGCTAGATACTGCAAGCAGATCAACAGAAGTTTGGTCGGTATCGACAGCGATAATTACTGTACCCTGCTCTACTTCCGCATACGCATTATTGAAATAGCCGGAGCCAGCAATAGTTGCGATTGCATCAGTAGTAGTGTAAAGGTACAGAGCCTTATCACCAACATTGATACGCTTAAAGCTAGATGCGCTAAATGCCATGATAGTTCTCCTTATGACTCAGTATGATCTACTTTGTAAACGCCATTGTCGTCAATCAATGCAGCACCTTGAGACATGGAAGCAACGATCAGGTTAGCCTGTTCCTTACCCTGCCAAGTAACATCAATTCCAACTTCGGCTCCAGAAGCAGCACCTACAGCAGATCTATGATATGCAAGTGAGCTACGAACGGATCCAGTTTTACTCAAACCAGAGTGAGTCATGACAAAGAATGACATGAAACGCTTAGCTGAGAATCCTGCACCCTTCCAAGGAAGTTCTGCCTCTGGAACATAATCACGAGAAGCAAACTCGGCAATGCCCATAAGATCAGTCCAGCCTTGAGGAGATACCAAGAAATAACGCTGTCCATCATCAGCAACATCGTTATTACCGAATGCCTCATAAACCGTTTCCAGTTTAGCTTTAGTTACGCCACCAGCATCAGCAGTATCATTAGCAGACCCGTCAAGAGCATCAATAATAAGCTGATCTGACTGACGACCAAGCGCAGCAGAAAGGGATGTGGCAACAGCACCACGCTCGTCATGCTGAATCTTCAGCTCATCCAGCTTATCAACATACTCACCAAGATAGTAGTCGCTCAAAGAAGCCTCTACATTAGTATGTACTAGATTAGCCAGTGGAACCTGGGCATTACGAGATTTGGTAGCAGCAGTGCCAGTACCGATTTTCTGGAAAGTAGTAGACTCACCAGTTATATTTGTCTTGCGACGTACAGTATTAAGAAGTTTGGCCCCCATGCGCTGAAAAGCAAGATGAACCTCACTCTCAAACTGTTTTACAAAGGCCGTATCAATTGTATTAGCCATTACAGTTCTCCATTAAAGTGAAACAAGTTGTCAGCGGTTGTCCTTTACATCTCTAATTCGGTTACCAGGGGGCCGAATCTTTCTTGTAATGGGGCCGTTGTGTGAAGATTAGAGTGTATTTTTTCAAATTGCAACCCTAACCATATAATTTTTGCCACATTTCTGTAACTTTAGTTCGATAACCATCATCCATTTCACCTGGCTTCCAGTATCGAGGATCATCCATCATCGCCCTAATATCATCTTCTGAGTTAGATCCGGTAGATGGTTCTCCCCCGAAGCTGGAAATAGAAGGTTCTCCTTCAATACCAATTAGCTTTTCAAGAACCTGAATTGCATCGGCATTGATAGCAAAATCTGCCATTACATTATATTCATCTTCGGAAAGATTTTTAGAAAGATAAAGATCTACCCGATCAATACGCTCTTGTGCATTATCTCCAAGAGTTTTCATCTCTGCTGCTTTATCAGGAACACCACTAACTAGCATTTCTGTATACTTGTTAATTCCTTCCTGGAACTCATCTTGTGTCATGCCTCTGGCAAAAGCAGTATCTTTCCACCATCCAAGCATAGGATCATCTTCAGCAGTTTGAATCTCCCACCCTTCAGGTAATCCCTCTTTAGGAAATTCATAGGCATATCCATCAATAGATTCAGGCACACCCTCTCTAGGCTTATTAACTTCTGCCTGTAACTCTTCTTTTAATGCAGAAGCACGTTGTCCAAACTTACTTTCAAGTTCAGTATAGGACTTAGCTAACACTTCCACATTAGGAGAAGACTCTTCAGTATTCCAAAACTTCTCAGGTAAATATTCAGGACGTTCTACAACAGCAGGTTCGCCCCCTTCTATAACTGTATCAGTTGTCGTGTCTGTCACGGCTGATTCTCCTTCGCTAGTTTGAGTCGTTGTTCAATGATACCTACGATAAAACGCTGCCCCTCCATATGAATCAGAGAGTTAGCATCTAATCCTGGCCCCATTACACGCTCGATTGAGATAGATCGGAGATATTGCAAAGCATATTCTCCGGCTTTATCAGAGAAGCAGAGAGCAAGAGATTCGTTAATCCTTCTCTCTACTTCTTCAGATCTTTGGATTCCGTCTGGTGAACTTAATTTTATAGTCTTCTTCGATAAATTTTTCTTCATGGCATAAGTTGTTGCATTACATCGGCCATACCACCAGCTTGTTCAGGTGCGGGTTGCATTGCTTGCACCTGTTGAGCTGCCCTCTGTTGTGCGATCCTCCTTGCAGCAGGATCAACAACGATTGACTGAGGAATTTCATACCACTCAGCCAATTGTTTTACTGCTTCATCAGCATTGATAAACTGTGATGCCGCCTCTGGCCCCATCGTATTAGTAATCATGCCAATAAAGTTAGTCAATTGTAGAATATCTTGATTTCTTTGCGCTCTTGCTAATGGAGATTTAGCTACAATCTTCACTTCACGCCCATCCACCTTGGGAATATCTATCCTTCCCTGCTTTTTGAGGATAGAAATTACCCTACGAAGTACAGGATTTACAAACTCAGCTTGCAAGCGACCATAAGCAGAACCAATAATCTCTGCTAGATTAGCCTGTCTTGCAGCCACTTCTGTTGCAGACATTGGAGTTGTATCAGTCTTTCCAAGATCTTGATTATAAAGGGCTTTCCTAATATTATCCTGCATAGCAGAAATAATAAGTTGAGATACATCAAATTTTGCAGGGGATTGTACGCCCTGTAATCCACGAGAATTAGGAGACACGGGAATAATTGTGCCAGGAACAAGATCAATCGTATCTGGATTGATTACCCCATCATCATCCATCTGCCAGATTCCACCAATTGCCATTTGAGCATTCTCAAGCACTAATTGAGTAGTAAGGTTAGCAACCTTGATAGCAGGAAGAGCGTTCATCAAGGGACCACGACCATAGATCTCACCAGCAGCCTTTGCCCAACGGAAATTCACCCAAGGTCTAGCCCCTTCACCTTTGAATTCACCAGAAACAATTTTAGTCTGGCTTTCAAGATCAATAACACAGTAATAATAAACCTCCTCCTTCTTGTTGCTCCAATCCCTATAAGTAGCATCTATGAGGCTTACCTTGCTATCAGGGTTTCTAATGATGCGATCTTTTAGATCCTGAGATAGTTTAGCTTTAGGCCAGATAGTTTGAATATCTTTACCTTTTACATTGCGTTCACGGAATACGCCATCAATATCATCGAATGGCCCCGAATCCAGAATGACCTGTGACAAAGGAACAGAGAGGAAATTAACAGGATTCTTCTCATCCCCCTCTTCAATCAACATATTTGCAGTACCTACTGCAATATCAAGGAATGATTCATTAGCTTCTTGAGAGAAGTTGGAATGCTGAATAATCTGACCTACATATTCTGTAGTCTCATCCAGTTGTCCTTGTATTTCAGTACGCATCTCATCAGGAATATCTGAACCAGGCTCCAAGCGAAACCAAGTAGCAAAGTTTGGCACAATGCCGTGTTGTAGTCTTGATGCAAACTCCTGAACTCCTACTACTGCTGTCTCATCAAAGATCTTATCCATCCTTGATTGACCAGGAGATTCAAAGAAAAAACTCTCCCTTAAAGGAAGAGAGTATTCATAGCATTCCTGCCATACATCCAGCCAATTCTGTCTTGCAGACTTAGCTTTACTGTATCGCTGAATAATTTGTTTTGGATTTGCCATAACTTATCCTAAAGTTTCTTCATCCTCAAAGCCTCGATAGCTTCCGAAGAGTCGGCCACGCTTCTCAAGACGAGCTTGTGTTGCCCCTGCACGTTCTTTAGCTTGTGCAACACGTTTTGCTCTAGCCTCTTCTTCACGCCTTTTACGTGACGCTTCAAGTTCTGGATCAGGGGCGGGCGGTTTAGGGCTGCTAAATAAAAATCCCATGTTAACCTCCTAAAGTATCTTTGTCGCCATAACCCTTAAAGCCACCAGAGAGAAGTCCTTTTGCTCCTGCAAGTCTAGCTCTACGCTTCTTTGCTCTAGCTTTTGCTGGTGCACTATCAACTACTTTTTTAACTACAGACTCAGGCTCAGGTCTAGGGGCAGGAGGACTATCTTTACCTCCAATAATATCAGCTACGAATCGAACCATTTTTTTGCTCCATCTTGATAAATAATCGTACCCCCACTTCCCATAATCTTCTTAAAAAGTTGGTAGGGAGTTATCACAAAAAAGCCTCTTATAGAGAGTAACCGCTTGATTGCTTCAACACAGTATAGTATAGGAAAAGAAAAAACGGAACCTTTGTTCTTTTTTGGTCTATAGGAAACTATAGTAGTCTCTGGTCTATTCTTTGCCCAAGACATAACGGCTTTAGCTTGCAAGGGATGATAAATCCATAGCTGCAAATGGCTGGAAGTCCAATCAAGCATTATCCAATGATAAGATCCAGGCTGGTATCCAAGAGCAAAACAGTGTCTAAATCCTTTTCTAGTATGTATAGGATAGAGATAATCCCACCACTTTAGTTCTTCACGATCCGTAAAGATCACCATCCAGTCGAATTCTGGCGGCTCGTCTTGTCCCATCCCCGCGGCTTCCCAAAGCCTGATCTCTGATCCCATATACTCCAATTCTTTCTCCCGTTAGATACTCTAGTTGGTCTATTGGCATTAGTCGTAAGATTTCTACCTTCTCCTGCCCCCAGGAATAAGTATTGGATAGCGTCATGTACGTGACTATACTTATTCTTTGTAGGCTTCTCTTCGTATCTAGCCTCTCCTGACACCTGAATCCTTCTGTAGTGATAGCCGCCACGGAAACCTTTAATCAAGGTTACGCAACCGCTATCAATCAAGAAGCCAGGCATGCCATCTACTAGCCTATTCATAGCAGCCTGGACTGATTCTATACGCAGAACCGGATCATTAGATGGAGCAGGGACAGCCTTGATCCCATTTGCTCTCAATATCTGGAATGGAGTTACCTCATCTGTTTGCGCTCGGAAGTCTCCAGCGGGGTCGCCATAGATATGTAGTTCATTATCTGGGCACACTCTTGAAATCTCATTCCTAAGAAGTTCGGCAAAACGAACAGCTCCCATATCTGTTGTTACTACTTCATGAATCACTGTCCACCTGCCTGACGCAGTACGTTGGGCAAATGCCGCAGCAGGGGTAAGCCCGAAGTCGATCCCAATGTATACATCCGAGTTTGGATCTGTGTGAATCTTCTCTTTGGCTATATGTACTTGCTCGTTGAACATCGGATAGATCGCCTTGCCCTCTTCGATTGTTCCTAGCTTGTTCAGAACATACACGTCTATCCATGATTTGCTCTTTCCCGTAATAATTTTAGGGTAATAGTCGGCAGGAAGATTGTTATAGTTCTCGGCCTTGATATTTCTCCCATACCTAACAACCTCTCCATCCTCATTCTTTACTTCTGTCATCCCTGGAGGCTGAGTATAGAAGTGCCAATCATCAGGCTTAACCATCATCAAGGCATCTTCCCTATTCATATGATCTGGCATAGGAGATTCCCCTGCCATAATAGGCCACCAATGATCGTCTTCAGGGGCATTCGTATCGCAAATAACCCCATACCAACTAGGGCCACCATCCTTCATGCTGGGGAAACGGCCAGCTCGCATGGTGCAGGCATCAACAATAGTCTTTGGAACCTCCCTAGCCTCGTTTACCCACACCCCCGTAAGATCTAGTGAGAGTAATTTTCTTACATCTTCGGGTCTATCAAGGGCCAGGAATAGGACTTCCAGATCTATATCCCCTATTGCTATACGATGTGTATAAGGTACTGACCACATAAACTTCCCGAAGTGTTCTTCAGGAAACCAGTCGATCCATGTCTTAATAGTAGTAGTTTTTAACTGAGGATTAGTATTTCTAACTATTGCCCATCTGCTTTTCCTCTTGCCATCAGGGGATTTCTTCTGCGATGCAGCCTTACGAAAGATCTCTACACAACAAGATACAGATTTACCGCTACCAACGGGGCCACGGATGCCACGAAAGAAGGAATCATCCTTCATAAACTCCTTAATCGTATCTCCAGAGGGCTTATACTCGAAGTTATATCCCAATCTTGCCACCCATCATTTGGCTGTCGATAAGCTCTTTGAGTCTTCTTTCCATAATCTCTGGCCCCATAGCCTCAATGATCTTGTCTGCCTCCCGATCCGTATAGAACTCCGAGGGGTTGTATTGAAGAAAGACCTTCTTTGCAACTTCTCTGAGGCGGGATAGGTCATCATAGGATAGATTAGT